TCTACGATTGCATAATAAATAGGTTGACCAGTTAAGTTGTTATTAGCTTTTCTATAGACATCTAGTGATTCAATTGACTGTTGAAATAACGGTCTAAAATCGTTTGATGTAATTTCTACATTGATAGCTTCTAACCAATCTGTTGGTAATGACATATATTGTGCATCTGCTGTAGCAGTAGCACGCTTTATCATGTCTTTAGTTCTTAATCTTCTGTTAAATTCACCTTCTGTTGCATCAATAAAAAAGTCTAACTGGTCTGTTAAATCTGACCTGTTTAAGAAATTTGCAATATTAGTTTTTAATTCATCATATGTCATACTTTACCTTTCCATGTCCTAAAGGGTTTGTTATCAGAATGGTTTAACCATTTCTTCCATTGTGCAGAATCTTTAGCCCAACCTTCTCTTAAAGCTTTTTGATATATTACCATGGGTATTTCTGCTACATGACGAAAATCTTTACCTGGTGTATGTTCAGACAGGTGTTTTACATAATCTAAAGTAGGTTGTATATCTTGTTTTGTTTGATAAACAACTTTCTCATCTTCGGTTGCAAAAATAGATTGCAAACCTTTTTTATGATCTATTAATGTAGTTTTTGCCATGTAGAGATTTTAGCACAAAAAAAAGGGATGCCGAAACATCCCTTTAAGCTATATATCAATATTATGATGTTGATAAATCAGCAACGACTCCGTGAGCAGCTTCGTTAGATACTTCTAACCCATACTCAACAACAATCATTTTTGTTTCAGCATCACCAATAGTAGCGATATCAACAGTTTTAAAGTCTCTTAAGTATGACACTTTTGCAAACTCTGGATCTACTAATAGTAATGATCTTTCTCTTGATCTGTTTGATGGAACGATTTTTAGTTCACCAAAGTCAGATGAGTAGACTGATACTGAAGCTTCTACAGTATTAGCATCGATCATTTGTCTAGCTTGAGTTCTACCTGTGAAACCAGAAATAACTTGTTTGTTATGTGGTCCACAAATTGCCATTGATGGCTCGCCACCATTTGTAAAAGCAAGTTGTAAAACATCTTTTAGTAGAGTTTCAGTTAAAGCTCTTTGAGTTCCGTCTGTTGGAGCAGCACCGCCACCAGTAGAAGCACCTGAAGTACCTCTTGAATCGTTAGATGTAATCCATGATTCAAAACCACCAGTTACCCTAGCTGTTGTAGCGTCACCAGTTGTTTTAGCACCATTTTTACATAGAGCTTCTTCCATGTCTCTTTTAAGAGCTTTAGCCATAATAGCTAGTTGGTGAGCCATTTCTGATCTCTTACCAGCTGGGTCTGAAGCGTCTTGTGAGCCAGTTACAGTTGCATCTCTTGATGAGATCATTGCAACATTACTTACTCTTGTTGTAGCTGTAGCAGCAGCTCTTGAAAGTTCAAAACCTTCTAGCTGACCACTCGCACTTGGAGTAGGTAATGATTCTGTTTGCCAATCAAACACTACGTTTTTAATATTTCGTTTACCAATTGATGACATAAACGGAGTTTGCATTGGAGAGATGTTGTAAATAATATTACTTAAATCTTCTCTGTCAGCAGTAGCCGTATATGTGTCAAAAGCGTTAGTTACTTTAGCCATTTTATATTCCTATTAAATTAATTGTTCAAATACTTTAGCCGCATCCTGAATTTTTCCAGTTTTGGCCAACTTCTGTTTTGCTTTTTTCACAGGTGCTGCCGATTTAGGTCGGTTAGTAGTACCAGGTCTGGCCACTCTTGCTGGTGCTTTTTGTGTTGGTTTTTTCTTTGTGGCTTCAACTGTTTTAGAGTTTAACCAAGCATTTCTTAAACCAAGCAAAGCACGATAATCATAAACCTGTTGAATTTCCTCAGGTGTATAACCTAAAGTATTCACGGCATATTCGCTAATAGCCAACTTTTCTTTTGTAGCAACCTCTTGGTTTTGCCACTCAGGGATTATTTCAAGAAGCTTTTGATTACCGTATTCAACAAATTGTGCAATCTGTTGTTGCTGTTTAACTAAGGCTTCTTGTTGAAGTCTTTGTTGTTCAGCACTTACAGCGCTAAGCTTTTCTTTCTTTTCATCCCAAAGTTGTTTTTCGCGAACATAACCAACAGGATCATCTTCATACAAAGCGTTCCAATCTGGTTCGTTAGCCAGTTCGCCCTTTAATTGGGCTTCCATCTTCGGTAACAACTGCGAATAAATCGCATCTCTTTGCGCTAACTCTGCTTGCTGCTGCTCAATAGTCTTACGCTGTTGAGAGAGTTCTTGTGTTTTACGCGTATAATCTTGCTGACGAGAATATCCGTTGATGAGTTCCTCTTGCGTCACCTCAACTTCTTGACCATCTACTTTTACTGTAAATGTCTGAGGTTGCAAGGCTTCCTCTTCAACATCGGTTTGTTCTTCATCTAGTTCTTCGTCCTCATCGTCAAACTCTTCATCATCTTCTACATCTTCTTCAAGAGCTTCAGGTTCTTCAAGTTCTTCTTCAAGGACTTCTTCTTCAACCACTTCTTCTGTTTCTGTGACTGCATCCTCAACCTTGTCCTCTTCAGGGGTTAAGAAACTTTCAAACATAGAAGTAGTAACTTCCTTATCAGTTTGTAAAGCAGTCGGTTTATCCGTTATTGCCATAATAAATACTCCTTAATGTATTTAAGAGTATTTTATAACAATAATGTGGGAAAAGGAAAGATTTAACCGATTTTTCTAATCTTGTTGATGTTAGCTTTTGTAAGCTTGCCTTTTTCTGCAATGATACGCAAATGTCTTTCAACCTCTGGTAATAGCAATAATGATCTGTGGATATCTTCTCTAGCAGTAACATCATCTATTTCTCTTGAGTTTAACCAATGGGTTATATATTCGTTTTTAAGATTTTCTACTGCTTCTTTAAAAACCTCTGATGTTAATATTTGTTCTGCTTGTGCAGCTTTAACTACTTCTTCGTGTGATACCGACATTAAAATAACCCCATAGGTAATTGTTGGTCTATAGAAAATCTACCGCCAGTTGGTTGTTTTAAACCAGCAAGCTGTTGTTCTAACTCTGCAATTCTTGTGTCATAGGCTGATAAATCAGGCTGTTGAAAAGTTGGCATATCAATACCAGCTATTGCTTTAGTAATATCATCTTGAGTTACAAACTTAGAAACATCTGGTACTTGTGTTTGTGGTATAGACATTAAAATATCTTGTTTTAATATGTCGGGGTCAAATGTAGGTATATCTTCTTGTCTTACAAAACCACTTAAATCAGGTTGTTCAAATGTTGGTATTGTTGGTATATCTTCTTGTCTAGCAAATTGTGAAAAATCAGGTAAGTCTAAATCACGTCTAATATCTTCTATAGAAAAATCTCTACCTGTTGGAACTCCTGTAATTAAAGAATCAGCATCCATTAAATCTCTGTTTTCTAAACCTGATATCATAGGTCTTTCTAAAATTTCTCTTTGCGGAGGTATTAATGTTGGGATATCTTCTTTTCTTACAAATTGTGAAAAGTCTGGTTGTTTAAAGGTTGGCATACTTTCAGCAATTCGCTCTTGTACTATTTTGTCTATAGCATCTTGGTCTATACCACCGCTGAATAGCTTGCCTATATTTAATAAATTTTCTAAAGGTGGTATATCTCTAATATCTCTAGTGCCACCAGTTATATCTCTAAGTGGTATTTGTTTTCTATCTATTGGTATATTTACACCACCGATACCTGTACCCAAAAAGCTTGGGTCATCTGGAGGTGTTTCTGTAACAACATCTGGCAAGTCTGTAATAGTTGGACCAAGTTGTGCTTGTGTATAACCGCCTGGTTGTTCTGGAGAATAACTTACGCCTGGCGCAATAACTTGTTCCATTGGCATACCGCCTGCTATAGAACGCGCATAGTCAAAACCAGTTCTATATGTAGGATCTGACATCGGTATCGTATAACTACCAAAATCATCTGGTCCTAATACAGGTCCTTGTTGTGGTATGAAATTTAAAAAAGGGTTGCCGCCAAAACCAACATTATTTAAGTTAGCTATGTTAGCTGAGCCTAATCCTGCATCTTTGCCTAGTAACGAACTGATATCGCCTAATGCTGCTATATATTCACCTGGGTCGTAATCTATTGCCATATTAACCTGTAATTAACTTGTCCATCTTTGCGTCTAGTTTGTCTAAACGATCTATAACTCTATCTATGCTGATTGCAAATTCTTCTTTAGTAACATAGTTTCTTGCCACTTCTTCACGAGTCTTATTGAGTAGTATATCAACTCTTTTTAATTCTGTCGCGTTTGTTCTAATGCCATGTATGATAGGTGCAATCACCAAAGTTATAATAATGTTCCAATACATTAATGGGTCCATTAGTAACTCCAAATATGTGGTCTTGGTCGACCTTGTGAATCTTTAGATATATCCAAATGTATAAACCTAGCGCCACCTTTTTGGTTTACACCAATACCAGTAAAGCCATAGTCTCTAGCTTTAGATATAATTTCTAATGCTTGTTTACCTCTAACTCCTATGTCAGCTGCTAAACCTAATGCGTGTGTACCTGGCTTTGATTTCTTTATTTCTACAGGATGGTCTGCACATCTGAACCCACTTGTTATCTTAAATGGGAAACCGCAGTCAGTTCTAAGTGCTTGTAACTTGTCTATAAGCTCATGTTCTATTTTGTTTTCACCACAATGCTTACAAGCAAATTCTTCTAGTTTAAAATTATCCCAACTCATTTTCTTGCTATTCCTTTAGTTTTTTCAAAAGTTCTCAATCCGCCAAGTCCTAACATACCCATTAATACAGTCATTAATGATCCCATGTCAAAGGATGGTAATACAAAAGATATTCCAAATGCTGAGAGTGAGAAGATGATAATAGGCTGCAACAAAAAGTGATAAAGCATAGCAACGCCACAAGTCCAACCCACAAACGGCCTCCATCCGCTAACAAATATAGATTTATGGCCAGCTTCAATTTTATTAATTTCCACTTGAGCCATGTTCGCTTTATGAAGTTCGGTTTTAAGTTCATGGTTTAGTTTTGCTTGTAAGTCCTTATCAGGTACTAGCTTATTAACTATGTCGCTTACTGGACCTATAAGTTTGTCAATCATTTTTTAGTTTTCTTTACTTTTTTCTTTTTAGGTGGTCTACCTACTTTGCTTCCGTATGTTCCTTTTCCTCTTGGCATAATCTTTCCTCATCTATTGTATATATCGATAGTTTTTGGCTTTTGCCTTTTACACTTATCGGTTTTAATAATTTTAACTTAAATTTACAATTTATGGCAGTAGAATAACCAATCAATATATCTTTTCCTACTTCTTTGGTTGCAGATTCTAGTCTGGCTGCTGTATTTACGCAGTCTCCGATAGCAGAATAATCAAATCTTGTATCGCTTCCCATGTTACCAATAACAGCTGTGCCAGTATTGATACCTATGCCTATATCAATGCCTAGGTTTGCTTTCTTCATGTTTTCTTTTATTTCTATAGCAGTTTCTACAGCTTTGCTTCTATGATCTTCTAAATCTATTGGTGCATTAAATATTGCCATCATTGCATCACCGATATACTTATCTACCATGCCTCCGTGTTTTTGCACAGCATCTGATTGTATGGTTAAAGCCTTGTTCATAATCTTAGTTACTTCTTCTGGTGCTAGTTTTTCTGACAAAGATGTAAAACCTCTGACATCTGTAAATAAAAATGTAGCTTCTTTTTTCTCACCACCAAGTTTTAGTAAGTCAGGATTATCTTGTAATCGTTTTATTTGTCTTGGATCTAAATAATGTTCAAACTGTTTTTTGATTTGTTGACGCAATTTATATTGCTTTTTGTAGTTTACATAGAAGGCAACAGTAGAAGTTATGATTTGTGAGATAAAAGTCCATGAAAAATCCAACAAAATGCCTTTCTGAACGCTAAAAACTCCTGAGAAGCCTGTGGTGAATAGCAAAATTACAGCAATACTTAGACCCTTAACCACACCGAGATAATTGATTGTGAGCCATGTCAGCGACACAAAAATTCCAAAAATCAAAATTTCGGCAGCTAATGACCAATCTGGAATCCTTGGAGAGTTTTCTATAAGTATTGACTCAGATAATGCAGCTTGAATCTTATGTGGCTCTAATAATCCAGTTGGTGTTGCAAGTTGTGGCATGATTCCTGGAGCAGTAATACCAACAAATACAAATTTATTTGCAACATCTAGTTCTTGTAAATTAGTTTGCGGTGTATCTACCCAACTAATCCATTTACGACCAAGACTGTCTGTTTTGATTGGTGGCAATCCTCTGACAGATATTTCTTGTATACCAATGTCATTAGTTGTAATGATGTAAGTTTTTGCACCTTCTAAACTTTTTAGTACCTCTGTACCAAAAGAACTAATATAACCGTCTGGTGTTTTAAGTAGTAGTGGTATGCGTCTGACTAGATTATCAAGATCGGTGGGTGCAGCAGATATACCTT